TTGATGCCGAGCCCCCACCCCATACACTTGCCTGCCATTCTGTGTTTTGAGTTGCGCTTTTCATTGTCTCCCCCATCCATAAGTTATTGATTGCGTTAAACCCCGTTACGGTTGAGTTGCGCTTTTACCGATAACGCGCAACTGGCCGTAAACCGCTTGAACTGGTTTTGATTGGAATGTAAGCCATATTCCAGGGAACCTCGCACCAGGGCGTCAAGGTCAGTATATACACATGAACCAGGAAAGGGCCACAGGGCCGCAATGTATTTTCTAAGACCGATATAAAAACGAGTCGGGCGCATGGCAGGATGGTGGTTATATTCAGGCGTTGACCTGTTGTAATAGCGGGGTTAGCGGCGTGTCCATTTTCCCCAATGGGTTGCCCTTGTCTGTATTTTCACTCAATCGGCGCATTGCCAATTGCAAATAAATGAGCGTAGTTTCTACATTGCTATGCCCCATAAGATTTTGAATTGATTTGATATCGACATCAGACTCGGCCAGTTCAGTACCGAATAGATGGCGCAGCGCGTGCGGGTGGGCTACATCCTTCGGAATGCCGGCGGCCGACGCGTGGCGTTGAATCATTCTATAGATGCCTTGGGCCTTGAGCCTTACCGCTTCGCCGTGAAAATCGCATGGCGGTATGCTTTTTGATGTTGCTATAAATAGCACTTTATCTCCGTCCTTTATCGATCGATCAATTAAATCAATCTCCGGGTGGCCCAGGTAGGCGCGAATCGCCAAGCGGGTTTCATGGGGCGCCGGCACGATGCGTTCTTTGTCGCGTTTCTCGATCACTCTTATATAAAGGCGTTCACCTTTTTTTTCATCGGTACCGAAAATTAACGACGATTCATTCAGTGATGAGCAACCCGAAACCCGCAAACCGCAACCGATTAGCACGCTAAGCATAGCCACATCGCGAACACCGGAAAAGGTTGTCATGTTCGGTTGATTAATCAGCTTTTTAGCGTCGTTCAACTGCATAGCCTTGGGCAAACGTTTACCGTAATCGGGGTGCTCTAGGTTTTGTGTGGGGTTGTCGTCTCTGATCTGTTCATTTTGTATCCAGGCGAATAGGCCTTTCAGGGCTGAAACAACCGTCGTTCTAGTTCGAGGCGAAAGCCCCAGCTTAAATAAATACATTCCGGCGAATTCACGCACCTGGTCCCGCGTGATTGTCGTCAGATTCAATTCATTATCATCGACAAATAAAGTAAACCGAGCCAGATTACAGCGGTATTTTTCAACCGTTGCCGGCGCTTTGCCTTGATCAATCAATTTAAATTCCAGCCAGTTTTGAATCAGTTTTTCGGCGGATTTTGGGTCATTCATTGAATTATTCACTCTAATATTTTAGGGGGGGGGCTTCGGAATTCCATTACATCCTTACAAACGGCATATTAGCCTGTAACCGAATGATTTTACGATACTTATTTGTAATGAAATATTCCTTACAAAATTAATTGAATTCCTTACATCATTGAAAACAAAGAATATTTTATTTTTCAATGTAATGAAATAAATTTTTATATTTCCTTACATTGTAAGGTTTTTGTAATGGACTTGTAAGGTTTTGATAAATGATCCATGACATTGAAATATAAGGGAAATTCAATGTTTTTTTAGGCTTGTAATGTTTGTAATGGAATTCCGACACCCCCACTAGTTTTTCAGCGAAAAATAAGGATCAATAACTTACGCTCGTTATTTAAAGTTAAATGTTAAGAGTTAAAAGCGCAGCTAAGCTTCGTAGGTTTTCTGGTTAGATGGCACCACTACGTTCATAAAAAAAGGGCTGGCAAATGCCAACCCCCTTTCATTCGCGTACGGCGTCCGTTAACGCCTGTTTATTTATTTGCGATCCTTTTCTTTTGTCTGTTGGCTTGTCGGTGATTGGCATCATGGCGATTGTGGCAACGTTGGCACAGTGCCGCCAAGTTTAACAAGCTCGCTGCTTACGGTCTGTGATCGAATACGTGCGCCGTAGTCAGTATAACTTTACTCCCTGTTATTGGGTGGCTCTGATAGTTCTTGGCGCCGCACCATTCGCATTGATTCCTTGCGCGGTAAAATCGTACAAATCGGCTTCGTAGTTTCCAATCTTTTGGGTATCGAATTCTATTTTCGGCGCTTATTGGCATATTTCAAAAGTACGTCAGCATGACAGGGCTGATCAATTGGACACCAGCAAGCCAAATTCTTACCCGCCAAATCTGTGACCAATCGGTCACGCGCAAAGACGAAATATCTATGTGATTGGTCAAGGTTTTTACGTTTTAAGAGTCGTTCGAATTTCTCTACAGCGATTTCGTTACTACATATCCCGAGCATGCCAATTTTGTACGGATTGCCCCAGCAGGTCGATCGATCAACTTTCACCGTATTGGGCGGCATACGCCAACCTTTAAGACGCTTGAGCTGAATTCTTTTAAGGGTCATAAAAACAAATAAATCTCAGCCTTGCTATAGCACAAACCGACGATAAAGATCATTCGGAATATGTTTATAATGGTGGCTTAAATAAATATCGTACTTCACCTTGGATCTGTGATTCACACAGTCTCGGCACTCGCACGCATAACCCCCGATCCGACTTTTGTTTTTGTGAAATTCGGTCACAGGTTTAAATACGTCAAAACCGGCTTTTTTACTGCATCCTGAACACCTTATTTTTTCTATTTTCACAGTTTTTTTCCGTGCTTATGATATGGACATTCCAATTTATATTCCTTCCCACATTTACAAACAAATATCATAGAATAACTCTCCAATACCTATAAAAGTGAAATAACAAAATACTTATCTCACTTAGTTAAAAAATCACCCACGCCCCGCCTTAAATACCCAACACCAAATCACCCGATTAAGTATCTTAGACCGGATGCTTTTCTGCCCGAGATACTTATGTGATTTACTCCCAGGCAAATACTTTTTCATATCCGATTTTGATATTGTCTCGACCTTTGATTCGACCATAAACTGGTAAAATTGGGTTAAGCTGATCGCAATTTCCTCGGACAACGGGCTATGGTTCAACTGTTCTTTTTCAACCAGCGATCCAGTCGCCACATACTTGATATTTAATAGCTCATAAGTTTCCCAAAACGACTGCACAATCGGGTGGTCCTGGTTGAGCGCTTTTTGTCGTTGCTGCGCTAGCTGTTCGACATAATCGTTCAGTTGGTTCCGCTGTTCGTCTTTGAATTCAGGGACAATAATTTGCAGACCATGCGCTAGCGCCATCAGGGTTGAATGTACTTTAATAATGCGCTGATCCTTGACCCCGTCCAACGTCTCAAACTGGCTTATATACTTTGGAAAAACCTGGTTAAATCGGTCCAATATCTCGGATTCCTGGCTCAAACACTTAATCAAAAAGCCGGCCATGTTCTCCACGCTGGCCGCCTCAAATTTGGGCGCGAGCGAGCGCGACTCGGGCGTAAAATGCGCGCTGGTAAAATGGCACCGAATAATGCGCGAAAGCAGCGCCGGCGATCCTTCAACCTGTGCGTTTTGCGCGATGACAATCGAGCCACGAAAGGGCGGTTCCTCGATATCGGTGCCGCGGTTCATCACCCCCAAAGAACGAATCGCGCGGCCGTTAAACGCGGTTTTCAATTCCTCAAAATCAAATTGTTTTTGCTTGGCGCTGGTATCGCGATCTGATTCAATCAACACAATAGGAAGGTTCGACACCTGCATAAACGCCCGGCCGCGTGCTGCAAACGTCGATTTGGACGGGTCAAAACCCTCGTAATCATCACGGCCGGTTAGCTTCCACAAAAATTCCAGCAACGTAGATTTTCCGGTCCCATGTTCACCGGTAATTTCCAAAAACGGAAAGCTTTTGGTCGCTTCGCGGATTTGCTCGGCGAATAGCGAGCCAAACCAAAACACGAGTGCGACCAACCCGTTCCAGCCAAACACCGTCATAAAATCGTCGAACCAACCGGTATTAAACGTTTCGCCGTCGCCTTGTTCGATAGTAAAGCCCTTAAATTTCGACTTAATTGGCTTACCGCCTGCCTGAAAAAATCCGTGCTCATTCAATTCCAATTGTTTGCCACTTAAAAATGCAAACGACTGGAACAAGTAAGCCCGGCTATCCCGGTCGAATCCGACAAATGGGACCGTCTCAACATGCAAAACCCCTTTTTCAAACCACCGATCACGCACCAGTTTAAAAGGCCGTGCGCCGCCGTCAAAGGTCGCGCCGGCCGCCTGCGACAATAAAGACTTATTAAACGCCGCCGGCGATTCAATACCGGATCCGGGGAGCGAAACTTGGGTCGAAGGGTTACTATTGGAAAACTCTATTTTGTAAAAATAACTAAGTTCGTTTGTCAGGGTGAATCGCTCGCAATACAGAAATTGCGGAAAACAATTAGAAATCGGCACGATCGTCGCGAAGTTGCCAAAAATCTCGATGGCGTCCCGCTCGTCGATCGACATACTGTGCTCATCCAGTGCGGCGATCAATTTCCCATCAATCGCCACGCTGTAAAGCTTTTTGCCAAACTCTAGCACCGACAATTGTCGGCGCTTCCACGCATAAAACGCCCAAGCCCGTTGGTTGATATTTTTGGCGGTAAACATGCGGCCGCGCCAAAGCGCCTCGCTCAAAAACTTAGAATCGAGCTTATCCAATCGGTAAAGGTCGTCCCAATCCTTATCAGATCCCGACAACACCACGTCGCAGCGTTCGCCGGCATCAATCAACTTGCGCCGATGCCGTTTCATCGAATTACGACCAGCCTCATCGTCGTCCAGGGCCAGGCGCCAGCGGATTGCGCGGTTTTGATAGATAGCCAGGCCGTTCGACGGGTAATTGCCCGCCATCAGCGTGGCGCACACCTTAAACCCGCACAAAAAAAACGCGATCGCGTGGAATATCCCCTCGACCAAATAGACCTCGTCGCCGTTATCGATGACCTGGCCCGGCGGCATCCACCAATCGCCCCTAACCAGGCTTTTATCGACTTTGCGCCGGCCGCCAAAATTGATCCGCTGACCGCCCGACTTTTCCTTATCGATCAGGCGTTCCCAATAGCGCGTGCGCGGCTGATCCAAATAAAACCGCACCGTCGCCGCGACCTCTGCGGAATCTGGAAGTCTATAATGTTCCTGGTCGAACCAGTCGCCAATTTTCTCAAGATCAAAACGCCGATTGTGCGCCATGTAGGCGTTTGCGGTCGCATTGGGATCTTCTGGTGTCGCTGGAAATCGTTCCGTATAGCGGTTAAATAAGTGCGGGTAAATTTCCCGTGTCGATTCGCTATAGCCGCACTTGTTCAAACGGCTACAACAGACCCGCCACGGTTTATCTTTACTCACGTACAGTTCTTTTTTGCCGCACTGCGGGCAGACGCCGCAGGTTAAAAAAGTCCCTTTGTGTTTAAAATTAAAATTTGGGTCATTCTTGAGCTCGGCAACAATCTCGGCCTCGCTGGCCGGGTCGTACTTGTTATTTGATGACATTGACTTTTTATTTAGAACCGAAAACGACTGGAAGAATCGGAATAGCCCTTATCGCGGGCCAGACGGGCCGGGTTACGAATAGGAGGAATCCGCGCCCAACCTTGGCCCCGTTATATGCTGTCTCGACACGGTAGCCTGGCCGAGTTCATCAGTCGGTCGACAGCGGCGGATAAATCTTGAAAATCGCCGTTATTGTTCAGTAACTTGCAATAGCCGAAGTCAAACGCCAGGCCATTTTCAGAAACGTGACTCGCCACCGGTTCGCAGCTTTCACGTTGGATATGCCATAGCTCGCCCCCCTGGTCGCGGATCCACGCCGCCTCGTTCTCAAAACGGCAATCAGTCACCACGGTATGCGGCAGCGCGTTTTTCCGATCGACAAGTCGTCGTTCCAACGTCTGTATCCAAATATCCGGGTGGATCAACTCCCGCCCAAACTCCGTGCCCAGCAGTTGCATGAGTTGGCGCGGGCTCTTGCCGATCCAGTCGATAGATTCTTCTTTGACCGCTCGGTCGTCCGTATAGGCCCTAAACATGACCGCTATGCCGGCCTTAATCGGATCCGCAAACGCGATCGAATCAAAGCCGTGCTTGGTTACCAAAATTCTCGACACGGTACCTTTCCCGCAGCCCGCCGGGCCGGTCAATCCGATTAATCTTTGCATTGCTCCCCCTTATCCTGAAAAATTACCTCGCCGCCAAATTTAGCGGTCATCGTCTCAATAAACGCCGCATGATCCGGCCGGTTTTGTTTAATCCATTCCCATGCTTTGCGCTTGCGCGCCGGCGGCAACCGGCTTAGGTTAATCGGCTTTTTCATTTTTCCGCGGCATATCCGGCAATGTATTGATGTTTTTAACAAACTCAAGATATTGCGCTTTAGTCATCTGCTTGGACGATTTAACACCGACCGCATTAAGCCGCAGCCGATAGGTCTCATCGTCCAAGCCCTTTTTGTGCGCCAAGACATGGCACAGCTTGACCCGCTCGTGGTTCATGCGAAACCGTTCAAACGGCGTTTGGCAATACGTACACACGCGGAAGCTGCGCGCGACCAGCTTGCCGCAGCACTGACAGCGTTTAAGCCGCTGCGCCATCTGAAGACATCGCCGATAGTTGTCTCATATCTAAATCGAATCGCCCGCAAAATTCGATCGCATGCGATTCGCAAAAGTTATGATTAACCGCGTGAGCCCCTTTGTGGGTTGGGTTCATATACCCAATCCGGTGGGTCGGTTTTCGTCGGCAATAGCGACCGCCGTCACAATTACAATCAACGGATCCGTTCAATCGAGTGATCGTGCTCGAATTTTTTACGTTTTGCTCAGTTATTGTCATCGTATTTCCTCCATCGCGTTTTCAATATCCTGCCGGTCTGGCAGGGTGTAGACCGCTGTTGTAGAAATATCAGAATGCCCCAAAACGGCCATCACAATGGCGCGCGGGTCTTTCGCGGTACTGGAATCCATCAGCCGTTTAGCCAGCGTATGGCGTAGCCAATGGGGTGAAAAATCGGGGTTAATGCCGGCGGTCTTTGCCCAATGCGTGCAGCGTGTTTGATAAGACCGGATCGATAGCGCCTGGCCATGACGGCTGAGCACTAGCGGGGATGTTTCAAGGCGGGGATAACCGTCGGTAAGGCGAATATTAACCAACTTACGCAACGCTTTTTGCGCAACCGTATTCAAATACACGCTATGTCCGCGCTGGTTCTTGCTAATTTCTGGCCGCAGCGTTAGCTTTTTGTCCCTCAATGCCGTTTTGGCATCCCCCAGCGTCAGGCCGGCCAAAGTGCCGACCCGGATGCCGGTATGACGAAGCAATCGCAGCCAGGCCGCATCACGTTCTGCAATGGATCCTTTTTGGCTGTCAACCGCTTTAAAAAGCTGCCGTTCTTCGGTCTCCGTCAAATACCGTTCGAACTGATTGCGTTGCAAGGCACGCATGACTTACCAATACACCGACAGACAAAATATAATCAGGCCCATGCACAGCCAATCCAGCAATTGCGTTTTCATAGCATACCGACCAAGGCATAGGCCAAAATCGCCGCCGGCACCACTAAACCCATAAACGGAAAAAATGTTTCCATCCAAAAATTTTTGCGTTGGTTCATCTTGGCTCCTTATTTTTACCGTTTCGATAACCGCGCAACGGTTTTCAGCGCGGCATCCAATTCGTTTTGCTCGTCTTCCGACAGAGCGTTTTCTGACGGAATTGGCGCGCGTTGCAAATTCGGTCTATTCAAGTTCCGGCCGCCAAAGTTCGGGTGGCTCAACAATTCCTCGCCAAAATATTGAACAACGACGCTAGAATCGATAATGGGTCGCTCCCCCGTACTCAATTCGGCACTTTTAATGCCGAGTTTGCGCAGTGAATCGGGCGGTGTTATTGGAGACTTTCTTTCCATCCTCTAGGCGACAAACCGACCGATTTTGCGCTTCAGGCCCGCGCCTGTGCTATGCGCGCCCCGCCCGGAATCGGCAAGATGAAACGGCAGCAATAAACCCAAGAATATCGCCAACCCCAAAATAACGGCCAACCCAGCCAGCGCAAACAATACCGAAATCAGGCCGCTAAACAGCCCCCACAAAAATTCGTTCACGTGGATATCCCCGAGGCTGATCTAGCCAGATCGTGCAACGCTTTAATCGCCCCCATAGCTTCGGTAATAATTTGCTTGCGTTCATTGCTCGAAATCACGCCATCGGCGCTCGCATCCAATAGCACGGTCGCCAAATCGCCATTTTCTTTGGTGACTCGCGCCAGCAATGCCATTAAATTGGGGGTCTGATCGGGGTTTGAATGGATCGGCTTACAGACAAAGCCGCAGTCTGCCGCGATCGCGTGCAAAATCTGAAAATCACCGGTTTGCAACATAAGCGCCAACAGCTCAGCCGGCGAAAAATGCCGGTCATCGATGCCCATATTGGCTTTGTTGTTTAAGGAAGAGGGCGGAATGTTCACCCGTTTAGAAAGCGCAGTGGCGCCGCCTGGGCTATTGTGTACGGTACCGTATATCGCTATATCCAACGTCGAATACACGAGCGCGACTCCCCCAAATTCTCGTTAAAAAAAAGGGGCGAACCGGTTATCCTCACGCCTAACGTTGTGTTACGCTAAAAATGAGGATGACAACAAAGGTATGCTTTTAAACCGGTCGCCTCACCAGGCTGGCCGCGGGCTGCTACTCGCGGCCGGCCACTTACAACCGCCGTCAGGCGGTCTCGTCGAAGGTATCGTGATGGTTTGCGTTCAATCCTCTTTGGATCAACACACAAGCCGCATTCGGGACCGATCTGCTTTCGATCTTTGCCACCTCGGCTATTCTTTTGTAAACATCAGGCTGAGGGCGAATGTGTATCAATTTTGGATTCGTTTTTTTTACTTCGGACATAATTGTTTACAGTATTAGCGAATGATTAAGTTATAATCTGATACAAAATGATCTAATCAATAATATATGCTCATATCCGTGCATAGTCAAATAAATATACTCGAAAATGAGCCTGGCGACCTGGTAACCCGGCTGGAATGGTCCCTGAAAGGCCGATTAAAATATCCATTTGGTAGCGCTATCGGGTTATCGCGTGGAACGATAAATCGCTTGTTTTCAGACAGGTTTAATGCGTCGTCAGACCTGCTAAATGCCATTAGAAAATACGAAAATATATCAATCGACTGGCTTTTAAACGGGTGGGGCGAGCCTTATGTGGTTCGGCACCTGGTGGCCGATAGTCTCGGCCCGATGCTATTGGACGCAATGATCGATGGCGAACCGTTGGACTGGTCAGCGTATGTTTTTAGCGATACGGATCGCACGGCGCTGGTTTTGCGGCAACCGTCTCAATATTATATTTCCGATCGCGCCGTCGAATACACTCAATTTGAAGTGCTCGCCGGCGAATTGGGGCCGCAAACTTATAAAGTGCTGGAAAACTGCCAATTTGCCCGTCGGTATATCGTGAAAACCAACGCATTAACGCTGCAACGGCTGGCTATAGGCATGTTGGGAACCTTTGATTTAATCGGGGAAGGGTGGCTCGACACAAATGCCGAGCAAATCAGCAGTTTTTTGGGCTCATCGCATATCAACGTCGGCGGAGAATCCTATTCCGCCGCCGATCGAAATCTTTTCAACAAAATAATGGGCTTAAATGAACGCGACCGGGGTATTATCGCCTCGATGGCGGACAGCATGGACAACGCCCCCAATTCTTAACTAAAGCGCTTGAATTGCCGTGACCGCGGCATCCCGCGCCACGGTAATACCGCCAATATCATCCGCCGCCGCCGCGGCTTCAACCGCCACAATACCGGTGCGCCGCTCCCTGTCAATATCGGCGCCGGCAACAATCATCGCATCGGCCAATGCAATAATCGAATCCGCTGCCGCCTGGGCGGTGGCCGCGGTGGCGTCTGCCTCAGCTTGCACGAATTCGGGCACGGCGCCGGTATAACCGGCGGCCTTATACGCACGGGCTTGTTCTTCTTTCTTCAGATAGGCCTCAGCCTGACCGGGGGTTGTCGTCATAAACGCTTGTCGGCCGAGCCCCGCCGTGGTATTGATCGCCGACATGGCGTCCGTTTCTGCGTCAAGCACATTCAGTCGCACCCGTTCGACATCGAGCGTCGCTTGGTCGGGCAGGGCGGGTGCACCGACCGGCCAGGTCGCGGTCAAACGCGCATACGTGGAAGCATCCCGCCAGCCAATGCCGGGAACCAAAGATTCAATCGCTCTTTCGTACATTAGGCCACCTTTTTAATGTTTAACGATCTAAAAATATGATCCTCGCCAACCCCGGCCACGCCGGCACCAAACCCGGTGTTAGAAACGCCCTGGCTCCCCCATCCCTGCAGTTCAAGCGTTTTACCCGCCGCGATCGTAAATTTTGCATCCAATAAATCGAGCGTACCCACGGTGTCAGATGTCCCCGTGGCGGTTGACTGTCCAAATGTAGAAATCGCCAGCGTCACGTTGTCTGTGACATTACGCAACCGCGCCTGGTGGCTGTCCGTGCCCCCCATATACGAATAACCTTTTACTTTGTAGGTTCCCGCGGGTAGCCCGGTAATTTGATTACCCGCCACCGCGACCCCGGTAATCTCATCGAACTCGATACTATTCAAGGGTGCGGTACGCCAGGCACCAACCGAATACGTCCCGCCATGTATGCCGGCCGCGACCCGGTGCGCGATGACGATCTCCGGTCGTTGAACGGCTTTAGAAAGCTGATCAAATTTCGTCCGATCCGGCACCTGGCCCGAGGCCGCGATCGCGTTGGTGATCTCGTCATACATCGCGTTAAGATCCTGCGCGAAAACGAACGATGCGTCGGAATTGCCCGGCAATACACCATCCCAAAACTTATCATTTCCGGGGTCAAGATTGCGGGTATTCGGGTCTGGATAATCCATGTGAACTCCTACGAGTAAGAAAAAAGCAAAGTCATGTGCGCGTGCACAATTTGGTTCAGCGCGCATTCCAAGGATTCGTTCCCCCAAGATCGAATCTGGTCGCCGCATTGCATTTGACCATATTGGGAATGAAACACGGTATTCAGCGCGGCGTTAATCTGTAAAGTAAAAATTGCTTCCTCGGCGGCAAATTGCCCGCCCAGCTGAAACCCGCAGCGCAGTGGGGCAAACTCCGTGAGCGTTATCGCAAACCCCAATTTCGCCGCAACATCAATAAAGTATTGACGACTTTGGCCACCGATCGCGGTCAATTTATTTAACAGCGCATTGCGCTGCTCTATTAACGTTGAAGGCGCCTGGCCGCACGGTTCCGGCAGGCCGGCGTACGCTTGCCACTCGGGCATCAGCTCTTTGACCTGGCGCGGATCAGCCTCGGCAATAATATCCAGCGAACGGGCCTCAACAAGGGCCAATTCATCCGCAAAAGCGCCGATAATTTCGCTAAATATAGGGTCTGCTTCCAGCATATCCCAAAGCAAACCACGGGGTAGGTGTGCTTTTATCAAATCGCTGTAATCTAGGCTCGTGCGCATGTTATTGCCAAGTAATGATGCCAAGTTGCGAAATTTCACCCGCTGTCAACGTCAAGTCCGCGGCGGGAATGACCACGTTGTGGTCGGTCTCGCCGGCCGCGGTCGATATCGCCTCGCGAACATGCGAAAGTAAAATTGTGCCGCTGCCGTTCCCGTCATCGACCTGCGCCTCGCGGTCGAACAATTCCGCAAGCTCCGCTTGCACCGCGGCTTGAGCGGCCGGGGTGTTTGGCGTCAAAGCGATGGTTAAATTTTGCGCGACCGGGGTTGGCGCGAAAACGCCCAGTTGTTTCATCCCAGCGGGCCGCAGCGGATCAATATAATCGATAACATCCTGTACCTCGGCGGCATCTGGAATCATATTAATATCATTGTCCCGCACAAAATAAACGCCGACCGAACCAGACCCCATCCATCCGCCAAAGGCCCAAGCCCGCGTCACGCCCGGCACTTCCTTGGCCCAGCGAATATAATCATTGACCCGCCCGCCGTGCGGCGGCCGTTGCACATGATCGCGCAACCGATCGCGCCAGCTGTCCAAGGTCTCTATGTCCGCGCCGCCGGTCAGTTCGCCAGAATCCACCAGCGCCGAGGCATTGACGCCAGGAATAGGTGAGACCAGCGACAAAGCCATGCCAGCTGCGGCATTACCCGCTTGACCCGCCGCGATTGCGGTTATCGCAAGCGATACGGTACCGGCGCTAATCGTACCGCCAACATCGACCGTATACCGCACCGAGTCCGACCGTTGTAGCAAAGCACCGGCCGGAATGGTCGATCCATCCGCCCCGCTAAAATCAACAAAACCCTTGGCCGATGCCACTTTCAACCGCGGTATACCTCGCCATTCGGCGCGCAGCGCAAAGTTTTCCTCATCGGCCAGATCCGGCACGACCTGGCGCGCGTTATAGTCCAAATGCGCGTGCAATTCGTTGATTGCCCCGGCCATGCCCACCACCAAGCCGTTAATCACGTTAGCCGGCAACCTCGGGTCCGACGCCGGCAGCCGTGTTTCAACATTACTGATTAACCGATTGATTTGTATTTGTATATGATCGCGATTAAACGGCACCGGCGGCCTCCAAAATATAGGGGATTTCTTCAACAAACGATCCGCCGCGTACCAGCGGAATTTCCAGCGCCAGCGCCAGCACGCCGGGCTGTAACCACCGGCCCCGGACATCGACCGACACGGCCACATTATTGGTAATCAACACCTGCAGCGCGACCCGCGCATAATTTTCTGCGCGCAATAGGGTTTCGTCGGTTTCTGGCGCGCCGCGTAGCAGCCACAACAAAGACCCTTCACTATTCAGCGGCGACTGGTTAATCCACTGATCCGCCCAAAACCCGCGCCGGTCCAGACTATCGCCGGGCAAAAGCTCATCGCCCTGGGCTCTTTGATCGGTAAACAACAAATAAATAACCGTCGATCGCAAACCGGGCCGGGTAGCGATATCGCCCCGATCCATTGCCAAGCCAAAACGGCTGGCAATCTGGTCGTTGTTGATCTTGACTTCGAAATCGGTCATTGCGGTTTTTCGGTCGGCCCGCCGTTGTCGTTTTCGGGGTGCACGTGATCCAGAAATTTAATCCCGCTGATCTCGATATCGCCGCCGGGTATTTTCACCAACGGCGTGTCCAGCAATATTTCATTCGCGGCGCTAATTTCAACATCCGGCGCAATAACCCGAACCTTGGTGACACTGACAACCTCGATCAAATTGCCATCTTTTAGCGTAATGCGATCGCCCTCATCGCTATACAGCCCCACCTCGCCGGGTTGCCCCGCGGTCGGCCGATAGCGTCGATCATCGCCGCAAATAAACACCGGGTGCGACCGATCGGCGCCGACGCGCAACAATAAGCCCTCAGCGCCCTTTACCGGAACGCAGCTAAACCCGTAGCTGCGAAAAACCTCGACACCGTCCAAGGCTTTACCGCCCCGCGTCATCACCGAAACGGTTTGCAGGCCGGTGCTATCGTCAACCGCTGTCACAACGGCCCGCAATAACATCAATGTCGCGTCGATCAAAGCGGATACCCCGCGCCGCCGTCCGGCAAGGCGATCAGGTCAAAGGCTTCCGGCCGGGTCACCTCCAAATCTGTGCGGGTGCCCGTAGTAGGCCCCAGCGTATAGCGGCAGCTAATCAACAGCATTTTGTCGTCGCGGCCCATAAAAGGATCAACCACGCGGACTAGATTATTCGGCTGCCATAGCTTCCCGTTATCCATAAACCAGCCTTGCACGGCGTACGTAATGCGCGTCGACCGGCCCGCCCGGATCGAGCGTTCGAAATCGGCCCGTTGTTGTAGGCTTTGGCCGGCTCCTTGCTGCTCGGCAACAACCGTCAACGGACGGTAACGCTTAATCGCCGGATCCCGGCTTTGAGCGTCAGGGGTGGCCGCAAGTGCGCCAAAAAACTGATCGGTGCCAACCGTCTGGCCGACAACGTTGTATTCGCTGAACCGGTCAAGATGGCTAAATTGCCCGGCCGCAGACAGCACATTAACCCCCAATTCCAAGCCATCCGATAGCAAATGGGTACTTCGTTTACCGATCACCAAATTACCGTGCGCGTCGGCCATCAACAAAACACCTCGCTGCCGTGCGGCCCGCTCGATGGCTTCAAAAGCGGTTTCGTTCTCTACGTCGAACCGGTCAAACGGCGCACCGACATCGGCCTCAACAATCAATCGAATACCAAACGGTTTAATAATGTCCGCCGCAATCTGCGCCAGGTCTTGGCCGTTGTACTGCTTATCAATCGCGCTGCAATCCACCAGGTCCGCCGTTGCATCGCGGCCGCCGACGTTTATTTGGTGTTCGGTGCTGTCATAAAACGGTAGCGATTCATCGACAGAGCCGTTAATCAACGTTTGACCGTCCGCCTTTAATTGGCAAAGGGCACCGGGTAGGATCGAACGCGCTTCGGGTTGGTCGGCCCACCGCTCGGTATGCGTCAACCTATAATCACCGGTCACGTATTCCAGTGATCGAAACACCTCGATTTCATTCCAACCGCCGTAAATCTGGCCACCAACGTGCAAATCAACTTGCATCGATCAGCACCTCGATCGATTGGCCCCCCGGTATAAAACCGGGGTGCTTAACGTTGTTGCGTGCCACCAGGTCTTTGGCCCTTTCGGCATCGCCATACAACCGATGCGCGAGCACCAGCGAAGACGTTGTCGACGGCAAATAATATTGCCGGATGCTGGGCAGCTGCGCCGCCCGAATTCGGACATCGTCGATCACCGACGCGCGAAGGTCCAACAACGAATTAAATACGTCGTCGCCGGCCGTGTTCATCAGCAAATCCAATCGGGCCAGCACGTTGTCACGCGCCTGTACCGCCTGGTCCGCCGAGTCAAATTGTCCGGGTTCAACCGGTTGGTCGGCAACAATCACCGGCACATCCAAATCGCCGGTACCATTTTCGAAGGGCGTACCGCCCGAAATTTGCCGCGCCATTTCGACCGTGGCCGCGGTTTGCATAAACTGTTTCCACGCGCTTACGTTTTTCGCCGCCTGTGCGCCGTTGCCGGTACTCGACGTACCCGGCACAAGATTGTCGAACGATTTAAAAAATCGCTCATACTCCCTAAATGCACCCAATGGGGTCGTCGTGGCCGACCCAATGCCGGCGATCGCGCCGGTCAACTCCCTGCCCAACTTTAACGGGTTTCGAATACTGACAATCACCGCGCTGCGAATGTCCAGCACCGCGTTTGCCACATCGGCCACGGTGCTAATCGCATCGGCGATCGGCAGTGCCGCCAATGCACCGTCAATAAATCCAAGCCCATCGTTAACCAGCGCAACCGCCTGGTCGGTCACCCAGCTGGCCGCGCCCAGCACGTCAAAATCTTTGACCAAGTCGGTAATATTCGACAAATGCGCCTGATCAGCGGCGCGACTGACCGCCGCGGCGGTATCCGTGCGCGCTTGAGGGTTCGCCGCCGGACCCGACTTGAAATAGGTCAGATCAAACGTGGCCATGCCGCCAAAGTCTAGGCTTTGCGTTACCGGCCCCAGCAACGCATCGACCTGCATTTCGCCAAAATAAGGGTGGACCAGTTGCCCCGGCCCCGGTTTATCCAGTGCGGCGATCAGTACGTCGCGCGCGTCCATGTAGTCCGGGCCGATGACATAGCCAAGCTGATTGATCGGACCGATGCCTGGCCCCAGGTCTTCCACATACGGTTCGGCGCGCAACGGGTACTCGTGCACCACCTTGCGCCGTCCGGCCGGATCGCGCGAGACTTCAACAAAATACGGGGCGCCGCGAAATGACGCCGGCCTTAGTCTGTCTTTCCAGCTCATCGGGTGGCGACCCCCGGTAGGATGCGACCGGCTTCTTTGACCGATACATTCGTTCCGGTCCCTTTAATCGCCTTGACCTTCACGGCTGGGCCATTCGCCGGTTGTTGAATTTCCAATACAACCTTGGTTTTGGGTTGTTCGGTGCGCAGCCCTGCTTTTAACTGTTCGATAAAATCGCGATTGATCTCAATAAGCTCATCTTTTGGCAAAGGTCCGAGCTGTTCTTTAAGTTGATCAATCAGGTTTTGATTGATTTGGTCCAGCGGTTGGGTTTTAAACGAAAAGGCATTAAACCGCTCGAATCCCGCAGCGAGCGCCGTGATCGGGGGGGTCAGTTGGCGTTCGGCAATTTGTTGAATGCTGGTACTCAGTGACGACAGCGATCCGGCTGCGGTTTTGGCATTAATGCTCGAATCGGATTGAAGTTGCTGGCCCGACCCATCAATCAACTTTAAGCGTTCCAGCAATGCAAGGTTGCCGTCGATCACCAGGCCGTTAAAAACCCGCATCGATTCGGCATCGAAAAATTCTGATAGCGCGAATCGGTTACCCTTGGTTTTTTCAACCAAATCGGTCACGATATCGGTAATATCCCGAATGTGTGCCGTCGTTTTCCCCAAGCCATCGCGCGTTCGAACCGGCACGCCGAGTTTTTTCTCGATATCTTCTACTTTTTCAAGATCGGATAGCGTTCGAAATAACGCTTCAATCGACGTCGTGGCCTGTTCGCTCGACCCGGTCGCCTGGCGAACCACTTGCGCCAGCGCGGCCACTTCTTTGACCGCCTCCGGGCCTTGTTTTTCGTAAACCGCAAACAGCCGAGCGCCCAGGCGCGCCATTTCTCTAAAAATAAACGCGCCTTCCTTGCCTTGCTGAATAATGGAACTCAGCGTTTGTTCGACCTGGTCGCTGTCCTTGATGCCTTTTTTGAACAATTCAGCAACAAAGCTGCCCACATCTTCGCCGGCGGCGCCACTCGCTTGAACGGCGCGCCCTATATTTTCGGTGTTACGTACAATAGCGTCGCTAAATCCAACCAGCTGAACGATTTGCTCGACGCCTTTAAGCAGATTATCCGGTGCAATACGGATATCCGGTAAATTCGCCACCCTAAAGACTTCGTCCTTGAGGGATTGAACCGCGCTTTCGCTTAGATTGGCATCGGTTCGAAGACGCGCCAAACGTGCTTGAAAATCCACCGCAAAGCGGCCCGCCGCGCCCACCGTTGAAACCGCCCCGATCCCGATCAGTGCGCCTCTAAAACCCTTAAAAAACCCGCTGGTCTTTTTGACCTGGCCCTGAAGGGCACGCATATCGCGCACCCCGCGCCGCGAGAAAGCCTTCAACGATCGACTATAGCGCGCCGTTTGTCGCCGCAAATTGCCGGCGACGTTGATTAATATTTGGGAACGCAAATCAGCCATTTAATGCGGTCGAATAGTGCAATAATTGAGACAGGCTCAAAGCTAGGATTTCCGAGCGTGACCACCCGGTACCGGCGGACAATCGAAGGTGTAACGTTTCAATCCTCGGCAGATACCGGATTAGATCGCCCCCGCGCCTCCGCGGCTTGCATCGCCGCCGCCTCGTAACCGTCCAGCTTGCTTTGAATCAGCGTCAGGTCCGACGACATCAAGCCGCGCATCTGCTCAACGCTTAACGGGCCTTGGATATCGCCAATCGATACAATCGCCCGGCGTACCAATTCGATGCCAAATTCAACATCGCTTTGCAGCAGATGAACACCCGTGTCGGTATGGATCACCCGCTCGGCCGCTTTTTGCGCGTCGAAAAGTTCACCAACCGTCAATTCCTTTAACACGGTTTTATGATGGGTAACCGGTTCGCCGTCCTGCTCGACCGTCAAGCCATGAATCAGCGTGATTTCCATCAATTTTCATCCACCGACTGGCCGCTCATTTTCAACGAAATTTCACCGTTGCCCGAATCCAGCTGCGGCGGTTCCATCGTCCACGCATTGCGCAAATAAAACACCACGTTGTTGTCGGTCGTAAACACCACCAACGCGTCGACCAGGTCCGTTAAAAACCGGATCGACTGGTCTTTGGTATGCGCGATTTTGCAGTCCATTTCTGGCGCCTGCGGCGTCGATCTGTACAAAAACTCATTCCCCGCATAAACCGGTTCACGTTGTTCGCCGTCCATCGTCAGGGTGGCGCCCGGCAGGCTTCGAACTACCTGGCCATCAATTTGAATGTCGGCCCGGCCGGTAATTTGTGTATTCGCCATGTCTTAATCTCCTATTGAAACTCAGAATGAACCGCCACAATCCGCAAATTACCCACCAACCGCGGCGACTCGTAAATATCCAGGCGGTTTTTATCCGTGCCGTGAATCTGTGCGACCAGGTCGTTTTTATAACCGTCATAGTCTTGCATCCAGCCCGCGTTAATCGCGTCTTGGTACGCGTCTAAAACGGTGACCTTGACGGTCTTGGGCTGCGCCGTTTGCTGGCCGCGGGTGACGTTCACATCATCGCCCGCCAGTTTTTGCCGAGCGTGCTTCGTTGCGACTTTAGCAACTAGAGAGAATCGCCAGCGTTCCAAAGTCTCGGCCGTATTGATATACAACCACGCATCGTCGTTGATGCCGCTCGCATTGGTTTGGTACATAGACAGCTGTGCCTCGATCCTGACGGTACCGTCGCGGTCCACCTTATGCGTGGCAATCCCGTCAAACATCAGCGCGTTAAGTTCTGGATCGTCCCACCGCTCCTGTATTGCGGCCGGCAATATACCGGGCAATGCAAGGTCGTTCAATTGCCTGGCGGGATCGTTGGTTAGGCTAAAAGCGGCCACCGCACCATTCACCGCCGCCCAAATCCAGGGTGGCGTAGGTGACAGGTTTGTACCGTGTGAGCTGATATGCGCGCTATTTCGTGTATTGCCGTAAGTACCCGTTGCCGCATGGCTACCCCGATACGCCGCAAACGCGCGGGCGCCTTTCGCCACCATCGCGCCAAATTGTGTGCTCAAATGCGTTTCCAACGCCAGTAGATTGGCGGTATCGGTCCACGGCGTCACAATCCAGTTCCACCATTCCGCGCCAAAACCGGCAATCGCGTTGGTCACGTCCGGGTTAGCGGTACCGCCGGCCATCGCGCTAATCGCAATCGTGACGCCTGCCGGCAGGGATTCATCGAAATAATTAAACCGTACATCGATATCATTGCCGGTTTCGCCTTTCCATTGGGCCGTGAGCGTCACGACGTTGGTCGCCACACTTGAGGCCACCGACAAATCCGTTTGCGCGGTGATTGCAGCATCAATCGCGCTGGCAATCGCGTTGGCGGAGTCGTTAATATTCACGCCTATTTGAACGCGTTTGCCGGCAATATAAAGATTAATCGTTCCGTTGGCCGTCGCCGGACCGGTCACGGTCAGCGACCCGCTGGCGATTGCGCCGGCGGCATTTTCATCGATCGGCAACGCCCATATTTCCAAAAATGGTCGGGCAGCGACGGCCGCTTTGACCATTTCGGCGATTTGTGAACCACGGCCGAATAACGCGTCGGTTGTTTCGCCGTTCCCATTGACACGAACCGGAACGCCGGCGGCGGCTTGCCCCGTGGTAAATTGCTGGCCGAGTATCAGCATTCTAAAATCGATAACCGCGTTACCCGCCAGGCGGGGATCAAACTCAACCCGAACGCCGTGAATGCGTAATTTTTCCGGGATTTCAAAAAAGCTAATTTCGCTCATGTTTAGGATCCTTTGGGTGGTTTAGCGGTTTCGATCGCGCCTTCGTTGATACGCCGGCGGGTGTACGCATTATTCGGCCACCAAGCCCCCTCGTCCGGTAGGACGGCAAAGCCTCGGTGCGGCATTCTCACAACAAAGGGCTTATCTTTCTCGCCCGCTGTTTTGCACGTGCAAGGTTTAACGTAAATCTGTGTACTATCAGTCATTGCGGCCCCTATTGCGGTAGTGTTGTTTCGGTAATCATCGCCGGATTGTCGGCGTTTCCGCCTAGATCCGTTTCGGCGTGGAAGGTAATAAAATCACCAATCGTCGACGCGTCGATCGGCTGGCATAAATCGAACGGCCCGACGGTCCCTTTAACGCTCACCCAGCCGTACGGCGCCTCAATCTGGCGGCTAGATGCGATCGATTCGAACGAAAAATTAACGTTTAAACCGGATTGGAAAGCCAAAATCTCATCGATCATTAACAGTTCGGCTTCTTCCAGCTTTTCGCCCGATTCTTCCTCATCAACTTTAATCTGACCGACCAGCATTAAATCGACAAATCGGCGGTAACGCTCCGCCCCAGACAGACCGGTAACCAGCAACGTATAAACGCCGTCCAATAGCGCCTCGTCCTCCCGATCGGAAAACATAACCAAAGTACGCGTGACGGTCCGTAACGGCGCGGCAGTCTCTAGTGCGTCGCGTAATCCCGCCGCGATGATGCCGACCTGGCTCACAAGCCCGCCTCGCGTAATCCTCGCCTGGCGCCGCGCTGCACAAGTTCAAATACCCGCGTCCGTTTGGCTTTCAAAGCCGGTGCCATATACGGTTGCGCCGGTGTACCGTTATTCAGAATCGATTGACCGATTACAAAGGCCAGGTCGTTTTCGTCCATCTCCGGGTCGTCGGGCGTAATCCCCTTAACACGGATCCAATCCAATAACGCTTGCTGCGGCGGAAAACCGCCGCTATCACCGCCTTGCTCGACAATGCCGGCGTAATCGACCGACGGGGCCACGACATAGTGCAACGGCCGTTCACGATCTACCGAAATTGATTGGGTCAAGGTCGAAAAAGCTTTCGGCGCCTGGCGTCGAGCTTCCCTCGAAACTTCCAGCGCGCCGCGGCCTAACCCGGCATCGATATGTCTCAACAATATCGACGGCGCGCGCCGCATGGCCCGCCGAACGCGTTTGTCGTCCAGCTTAACGCTAAGCCTTAACCCGTCAGGCATGGCGCACCAATATGAAAAATCGCATTCATGTAAAGCGCCACCGTACGCCCCAATTCAAACCCAAATCCGGCAACCATCGAGCACAGCAGCAACAACACAACAATCGTCATCAAAATTTTAGAGAGATCGATATCGGTCCATCGTCCCGGCTTGTGATCTTTTAAACAGGGGTCTGTCATCACGCCGCCTGCTTTTCGAATTGTTCCATCAGCTGGTCATACAAGGCCGCCGGCGTACCGTTGCGCGGTCCCATATTCAAGCCATCGCGCAATTTGACGGGTTTGCCGTGATTGCGTATTGCCAAATTCGACATCGCCTCGGCCGTCGCCCTCAGCAATAACAAGCTTTTATCTTTGGGGTCGATGGTGGTTTGCGCGGCGGTAGCGCCAATGCTGTGCACGGCGTTGTAGTAATAGTCGTAATCTCCGCCTAACTGCAAAATCTGAGCATTGTTAGGCGGTGGATCCAAAGCCAATTGTCGGCCGCCGCCCGACTCCACAACGCGAACATGGGGCAGCGTTTGCGGGTAGCCAGCTTCCCAAGGCTTGCAATTTCGCCGCGCCGCCAGCCCCCAAGACGACGAGGCAAAGCAGCGTAAATCAACCGGGGCAGGGTATAGCGCTTGATCCGCGATTAGCGTCAAGCTGGCCTGCACAATCCTGGGTCGTACGCGCGAAAAATCCAGCGCGGCCGCCTCCAAAAGCCGTTGAAAATCACTTTCACCGTGGCCGGTTAATTTGTTCGCGGTGTCGGCCAATATGGCCTTAAGCGCGATGATCAGTTCTTGCAGGCTCATTTCATCCTTGCTTAAGCGAAAAAATTATTACACCTATGATCTGCGCTAACAGCAGCAAAATAATAGACCACGCTTGACGAGACTTGCGATTATCGCTTTCCTGAAGGTACTTAAGAATCGTATCAAATCGATTGATCGCACCGATTATTCCACCCTCTATAGAATTGCCCGATATCAATCTAGTAACCTCGTTGTATTTGTCCCAAAGCTTAATATCGCCGGCGCGCATTTCATCACCAATAGCCTCAATTTTATTCCTGAGTTGGTCGCACTCCCGTTGGTCTGGCATTTCACCTGGCTCGCCCGTTCATTTTCTCAACGGTCCTAAGCCCGCCCAACCCGGTCACCGTGGCCAGGATATAAGTCATCATTTCCGAATCGATATGCACCGCGGTACCGGTAATCGAAGCGATAATCGGCGCAACAATGAATTGATACGCCAAACCCGCCACGCAAACCCACCCGGCGGCCGGGCGCCAACCCGCAGTAAATAGCGTTCGCTGCGCAGTGTTCAGCCGCGCCAACGCCTGCTTAACCTGTTCCGGTTCTTCTTTGACCCGACCGATAATCAAATTGCCGGCCGCTTTTTCATGATCTGTTTTACAAATATTGCTGAACAGATCGGCAAAAAAAGTTTCAACCGTCACGCCGGAAGACAACGGAACTTTGGCCAACAGATCCAGAACTAGCGTGATTAGGTTACTCATTGGTTTCGGTTTCGGCGGCGTCCATTAACCGCGTGATCGCCTGACCCAAAATCTCCATAAATCCTCGGCGGCTCGCGTGGTCTTCCATCAGTTGTTTAATCTCGTCAGCCGTTGCACTATCGACTTGGGTCTGTAAGTCCGCACGGGCCAAGCTGTCCTCTTGGATCGCAGTCAAAACGCCCTTGCGCGGGCTTTCGTCCTGTTCTTCCAATGCGGCCAATTGCGCCAGGTCGGCGGCCGATAGATCCAAAATCGCCGACGCCACACTGGCCACGTTACCGTCACGTATGGCTTGCAGAACCGGGAATTCTTCAATCGGTTCGTCAGGCGGTGCGGCGGCCGGTGGCTGCTTTGGCAATAACGATTCGTCAATCAAACGCGTTTCGCCCGGTTGTATCGAAAAACCTGCGACGTTAATCGCGTGTTCAGCATCATTTTTGACCGGTCTATGCGACATGAATCACCTCAATAAAAAGCCCGCACCAGAAAAGGGCGGGGTATCGCCCGGCTCTTTCCAAACCGGGCGACAAAAACGAAATTAAAGATTAAACCCGCGCGACTCTGGCAGCGGCTGAATAAACAACCATGCTGGTATAGGCACGTTTCAAAGGGGTTGGCGTATGCAATACGATAAACTGATCGCCATAGGCTTCTTTTTGACCGGTAAAACGGCCGTTGCCGTCTTTTTGGTTTTCAAGTTCCGACATAGCCCACGGTTTCATCATGCGGAATCGGGTCTGACCACGTTCGCCAATAATCAGGCGTTGGTCGCCCATCCATAGACCCGGCGCCGTCGCTTTAAAGTTGGGAATGTCTTTGACCCGGCCCAAATTTCCGTCTGCCGACAAATCGGTACCCGGCCGGCGGCTATTCGCGCCAAACTGCTTGGCTTGCTCGATTTGCGTCATCAGCGCACCGCGCATCAAACCAAAGTTGGCCATATGGTAGCGGGCATCCTCAATTTCGCTTTTGCGCAGTCCGTATCGATACAAGAAATTATCCCAATGCGCGTCGACCGCCGTTGCGCCGGGATCCGTATTAAACGCATGAACATTGGTTGAATAGCTATAGCTAATCGTGAACGCGGTCGCGGCGCCTGGGGTGACCTGCGCCCCGGCTTCGTCAACCAGACTAATCTCGCCCAGGTTGAAATCCAACACGTAGTAAGTACCGGCCGGCTGATTACCGGACCCGTCAAACTCACTGAGCTGGACGGCGTTATACATCACCGTAATAGGATTGACCACGTTGCCAATCGCGTTGCCTGCCATGTCAAATAGGGCGCGAGGGCGAACCACTGGAAAATTGGCCAATAGCACGATATTGATCGTACCGTCGGTTTGCGGTCCCAAATTTTCAGCGGCGACGGGTACCGCGCCGAATTCATCAGATGCGCGTAACACCTCGTTAAAAATCAAATGCTCGGTGTCTTCTGCGATAATCCGCGTCGCGTTGCGTTGGTTTTCGGTAACCGCGTTCCAATCCAAAATGCCCGACCCGGTCAGATAGCGCAGTTCGTCCGATATTTCGAACGAAATTTTTTGCGGAATAGGGTAGACCGTGTCGAACGTTTGAATCACGCCGGCGCGATTGATCCCCTGGCCTTCATAGGTCCGCGTATCATTCCGACCGGCGGCCGTTGTATCCCTGTAGGAATAAGGAATTTCGGCAGACGATGCAAACGGCAGCGTACCCGAGTCGACAAATTGAAGCCCAACCAATTGATACAGCGCCTCGCGAATCACCGTGCGTTCATACACCGCCGGCACCGCGACATCGGCCACCCGGCCATCGCCCGCGGCCAGCTGTTTCGCTTCGGCGGCCAGCTGCGGCGCATTACGCGCATCAAATTCGGCCAAGACTTTTTCGACCAAATCTTTATTTTCTTGCGGCAGTGTGCCGCCTGTCGCGGAATATCGCCGGGCATCAGGCGTGCTCGCCAGTCCCAAACGCTTGTCGACCGATTCCTGCAACGATTTGACCTGGTTGCTTTCATCAACGCTAATCCGTACCGAACCGGCCGGCCCCTGAAAGCCTTGCGCGGCCAGTTGGGATTGGACAGCGATTTGATTACCTAACGTAATTTGCTGCGCGGCCAATTGTTTGACCTGGTCTTCGGTAGTGTCTGCGGTAATCAGATCGCGTGCCGAATTGATCGCGGTCATGGCCGCCTCGGATAACGTCTTAAGCCCCTCATCGGCGGCGATCAAATCGTCAAATTGTGTTTGCCGTGCGCCGAGCGTTTCAGCCAGTTGCGTCGCGGCGTCTTCTTTTGCTTTTTGATTATCCTTAATCAATTTTTCAACATCGGCCAACTTCAATCCACCGTCGCCCGCGGGCGTCTGAATACTCAACGTCACAGGCTGCCCGGTGGTTGATTCGGCCAGCTGCTTGCCGGTCGATGCAAATTGTTCGAAAAGTGCCGCGAGTTTCGTTTGATCCTCGCCCAACTGTTTGGCGGTCGTCTCAAACGCCGCCACCAGCGGGTCGATAACAGATTCAGCCAGACTGAATCCTTTCAATGTGGTTTGTAGGCGTTCAATGAGTTCGGCGAGTGTCATAGTTGCATCCTCTGTTAAGGTGTGGAGTACTTCCGGGTTAAAATAGGTTGGGGGTGCCGCCGGGCCGCTGTGTTCGGCCAGCTGCACCGGATCGAGCCGCTTGATAACGGGGCGGGTGGTTAACGCCGCACCACGCAATAGCGTGCCGTGTGCCGCGCCTTGTTCGTTGTCGACAAAGTTTTCGACGAACTCGGCGCTCAAATACACAAAATTTCTATTCTTAATCGCATCGATGCCGTATTGGGTCCATTCAACCTCGGCCATCAGTTTGTCGTTTTGCACAAAAAGATTGGTCACCGTGCCGGCGGCGCCATTTTCGGGTTGATGCGAAACATCGATAAATACGGCCTGGCCAAACGTATTGCGCTGATAGTTTTTAACCATCGACAGCAACATTTCCGGGGTAATCTCAAAATTACCGTAGCGCGGATCGCTAAAAGAACCGGCGCGGGTCACGGTGACAACGGACTTGGCCCCGTCATCCAGTGATATCGTTTGCGCAAAAAACCGGATCGGTTGATTTTTTTCGGCGAGTGTCTGACCAGGCATTAGCGCATGCCCCCGTGTGCCAGCGAAAAATGGTTGCCGTCGCCAAAACGGCCGCCCCAGCTACCACCCAGCGATTCCCAATGCTGGCCAAGCTTCCTAAAATCCTTGGTTTTTTTCATCCACTTTCCGTCAATAAATAAATTCAGATCGACCGCCAGGCGCTTGCGGTGCAAGCTGCGTTTATGGCCGTATTTCACCTTTGGGCTGCGGTAGGCATCACCAAAGGTCAGCTCGTAACCCAAACTGTCGGCATACGCGATCAGCTGCCCGACCATTCGAACAAATTGCGATTGCTTCTTACGTAAGCTCATAAATCTCGGGCACAAAAAAAGCCGGGGTGCCGACCGTGTAAACGGTTAGCAGCCCGGCTTTTTCGCTAAATGCGTTTTTGCCTTATCTGGCTAGTACAATAATTTTCGTTTTATAACGTGCTAACCCGCCTAGGTCAAGCAGCGCGTGTCAATTAACTCAGTTCTATCACGGGTAAATGGCCATTTAGCGCATATTTTTGCATCCCCGCTACGGCATCAGCACGGATCGAATATTCGACCCCATCAACGCCCTGTTGGATCAGCTGTTGCACAACGCCCCCATTGATCACTGGCGCGGCCAGGGGCATCGATGCCACATTAGGATCCGCGCCAACTCGAATTTGCACCGAAATGACAACGCTATCGATACTGGTCAGTAATGCAGAAAAATCGAAAGTAATCGGTACAATTTCTGCCGGGGCCTTGGAGTCGAATTGTTTAGCGCGTGTACTCATGATCGGGCGGTTGCGGTATAACGGCGGCGCGGTCCAACCACCATATATTTATCAAGTTTAGGAAGTATCACAATGGCATCCGATAATTGTCCGTTTGCGGCGGCTTGGGCCAACGCGGCGCCGTTCAACGGTATTTGTGTGGTTAAACTGGCCCCCGACAACGCTTCGGCCAAAGCGTCGGCGTTCAGCCCAGGCGCGACAATAATATCGGCCTGGGCCAACGCGGCGGCCAGGGCTTGCGCATTAAAGCTAATTTGCGTGGTCAACCCCCCGGTCGCGTTGGATGCAATCACCGCGACCGAATGTAGCGGTATGATCGTCGCCAAATCGGCACTGGCCGCTACAAAAGCGTTTGCGGCACCCGACAATGGAATTTGCGTAATCAATTCACCGGATGCGCTCGCCGCGGCTTGGGCGGCGGCGGAAAACCCGCTACCGGGTGCGGTCAAATTGGCCTGGGCCAATGCGTCGATAAGCGCCGGACCGGATAGGGTAATTTGTGTCGTTAAAATACCCGACCCAGCAGATTCGGCAGACGCTTGGCCGTCCAGTAACGCTGCAGCGTCTAGTATGCCGGTTGCAAGGGCTTGCGCTAATGATGCGCCGGCCAGGGCAATTTTTACTGTCAGGTCGCCGCCGGCGGACACCACCGCCGCGGCGGCGCCCTCCAAATCAACCGGCGTATTCAATACACCTTGCGCCGATGCTTGGGCGGCGGCATTCCCCGAAATATCGGTAAAAATCGCCATACCACCGGCCGCGGATGTTTGCGCCGCGGCGTGACCTTCCGCCGGTATGCCGGTCGTTAAAGTACCGCCCGCAAGGGCCACCGTTACCGCCGCGCTGGCGATCGGAATATCGGTGGTCAGACTCCCGCCGGCGACGGCCTGTCCAGCCGCATCCGCATCGACTTCAATGCCTGTCGAAAGTGATCCAGAGGCCGAGGCGGCGCCAGCCGCATCACCCGCTACCGACATATTGCTTTGCAACGTGGCCGACGCACCAGCTTGACCGGTTGCCGAGCCATCCAAAGGATTGCCGGGGGCGCTACCTTTATCAAACCCAATCGGGTAGGGTGCGAAAAAACTATTGCGATCAATATCTAGCAGCACGCCATCGGTCGATAGATCGGTGCCGGCCCCGTACAATGCGGATCCGGCCGACAAGTGAAAGTTATCGTTCGCTGCGTCCATAAAGTCGGCAGGCAATAAACCGACAACCGAATTAGCGCCGGGCACATTGGCCGCGGTCGCCTTATCCGTAGCGTTGTTTGTACTGCCCGCATTAAAGGTGCCGGCATAGTCATTGGTACAACCGTAGGTAAATACGTTTCTAGCGTCGGCATTTGTATTGCCGTTGAAGCCTGTCGCAGCATTAATTATGCCGGTTTGGAATATTTCCCCATACTGCGCCAAACTGAGAGTATTGATACCATCAGACCCACCGACAACCAGCGACGACCTTATACGATTGCCCGTATTTTTTAAGCTGATATTGGCGGCGTTAGTATTCTCCGATCGAGATATACACCGGTCGATTAATAAATGGCTGCTCCCGCTTTGGCAATCCACTACTTTTGTGTTTGAGCCGCTTACAGCGATTTCAATATCGGTCAGCCTTAAATAAGGGATCCCAACAATAAACGCCACTGACCAAGCGTTAGTTATTTCGAAAAAAAAGCCCTGTTTGATATGCCCGTTGTTTTCTGCCCCCGCGGCCGCACGCAGTTCGACGTAATTAGTCGCGGTTGGAGTCTCCGCAAGCGAAACAAAAGAAACTCTTTCATCGAGCCCGTTTGGCCAATCGTCGTGGCATTCTAGGATTCGGATTTCGTCGGCGGTGACAAAATTAGTCGCCTGCAGCATCGCAATGAATCCCGCGACCGAATTATGGTCGCCACCCGAGGCCTGCAGGGATTCAACAACCGGCGTCGGCATCGTTAGGTAACCGTACCGTTAATGCCTTTTGGTGTGGCCACTTTTGTGATCAATTGCTCGTACAACGCAGCTTTTAAATTATCGTAGATGTTTTGTTTGGCCAATTCACCCGCGATCAGCCCCAACGTGGTCGGGTCGCTAATCCCGGCGGCCTGCAGGGCCGCATAAAGCTTGTTAGTCATGTCAACTGTCGCGGCCGCAATCACATTGCTAAAGTCCGGTTGCTGTAAGGATAGTATTTCCGAACCGCCGACCGCAACGCCGGCCGCGGTCAGGCTTTCATACTCGACGTGTATTTCCTGTTGCACAATGTCCGCGGTAAACGATGTAATTTTGAATTCGTCCACGTTATTGGTGATTTTTAAGGAATTCGTAAATTTATAGGGCATCAGGCAACCTTGTCGATAACGTCGTTTGTGGTTAGATCAACGCGAAACCGCGCGATTTTTTCGTGACGGCCAGCGGTCCGTCGGGCCATTTCCATTCGTTTTTTCGGATCCTTCAACATCGAGCGCGGCACGCGTTTCAACAACGGCTTAATTTGTTTGCTCATGTGAAGCGGATTAACCGGCACGCCGGGACGTTTCAATAGACCAAATATCGGTAGGGCGTAGGCTTTGCCCCAGTCAAACCCGTCGGGGCGCTCGTCGATTATGTCCAAGGTGTGGAACAAAGACGCGTCCACTTCCGGGTCACTATCGGTTCGCCCCTGCGCCATGTATAGCGTTTCGCTCACCCGTCCACCTGTATGGTTAATGAGTTTGCCGGAAAGCGCGGGCCAGACATGCCGTTATTAACCGATCTTGGTACTGTCAAATCTTCGCAAACATATTGCACGCCGCCGGTGAGAGCGCTATTGATACCGAACGAATAAATCATGCCCCAATCGGCCGACGGGCTGCCAAACAATATCGCTTGATTATTGCTGATTGTCCCATTGGTTCCAACACTTAGTCCGCTATTTGTTCCGTGCGTACCATTCCATGCGGCCTGGCTGCGGGGTATGGCGGCGCGGGCGTACCCGCCGGCGGACACTTCAGTACCGGGCAAGGCGTCGGTGCACGACATAACGTGTAGAGAAACGTATAAATTGACCGGTGCGGTCGCGGAAAAAAGCATCCCTCTGAAAGCATGGTCAACTAACAGATTTTCAAACGCATCGGTAAATGACCCGCGCGGGACGGCGGCCGAAATAGTCGCAGTAGTCTGCGCGTTGTCGGATCCCCCGTTGCCGTCATCAACCGTCAGCGATACGGTAAACGGTCCGGTTGATATGTAGGTGTGCGATGGGTTGGCCGCGGTACTGGTAAAAGTGTCGCCAAAATCCCACGCGTAAGTTAGCGTATCACCATCCGGGTCGGACGTTCCGGCGCTACTGAACGATACCGGGACGCCGACTGTGCCGGTATAAGGACCGTTCACCGAAGCAATCGGCGGGTTATTTACCGAAATAGTCGCGGTAGTCTGCGCGTTGTCGGATCCCCCGTTGCCGTCATCAACCGTCAGCGATACGGTAAACGGTCCGGTTGATGAGTAGGTGTGCGATGGGTTGGCCGCGGTACTGGTACCCGTGTCGCCAAAATCCCACGCGTAAGTTAGCGTATGGCCATCCGGGTCGGACGTTCCGGCGCTACTGAACGACACCGGGACGCCGACCATGCCGGTATACGGACCATTCACCGAAGCAATCGGCGGGTTATTTACCGAAATAGTCGCGGTAGTCTGCGCGTTGTCGGATCCCCCGTTGCCGTCATCAACCGTCAGAGATACGGTAAACGGTCCGGTTGATGAGTAGGTGTGCGACGGATTAGCGGCGGTACTGGTGGCAGTGTCGCCAAAATCCCACGCGTAAGTTAGCGTATCGCCATCCGGGTCGGACGTTCCGGCGCTACTGAACGACACCGGGACGCCCACTGTGCCGGTATACGGACCGTTCACCGAAGCAATCGGCGGGTTATTGGGTGGCGGTGCCCCAGAGGCAACGACCAGGGTATTCGATCCACTGGTCGGCATCGCAACAATGGCCAAACCGGCCGAATTGGGTGTTACGGCTTGCGCGGCACCGTTCAATTGGATAGTCCACGACAAACCGGGGTCCAAGTCTGCAAGGTAGGCTGTTGTAGCCGTCGCCGTTGTGGTGGTCAACGTAAAGCCGGACGTAAAAAATCTTAATTGTTTTTGCAGATTAAAACGATTGGGATCGTGAGCGGATCGGCCGCCGGATTCCGGCGAGGGCTGAATCGCCACCGGGTTGCCGTTCGCGGTAAACGGCAAGCTGCCGACGTCGCCATTAAAGACGGCCAGGGCACTATCGCTGGTATTTTGTATCAGTACCGCGCGGGCATTTTCGCCCACCGACGCGCCGTATTCTGTGGTCACCACAGTACCGCCCGCGTGGATCACATTTAAAAGGGTTTGGTGGCCCTTTTTTTGCGTCGGCATCAAACGCAATTGGTATTTTGGTTCGGTAGGGTGGATCGTGCCGCCAATGTAAGGATTGCCGTTGGCCCCCTGCAAGGCCGATTCGTCATAGACCGCGGTCGTATAAGGCGACGACAGAAAAGACCGCAAATAAACTGTTTCCGAACCGGCCGAGGTCCACTCGATGGCGTTACCGTTAATCGTTGGCGTTGCGTTGGGTAGGTGAATCACCCATTGGTGAGCCGCGGCGGCGTTGTTGATATCCCGAATCGCCGACGAGGTAAAGCGGCCAAAATTCTGTGCGGTTAAATCGGTCTGCGGGTTGGATGAATTAATCCGGTCAAACACAACAATAGAATCCGATCCGTCCGCATTGTGCAAATAAAGATTGCTGCGAGTCCATTCGTGCAGCGTTTCATCGGGTGGATCCCAATAAAAAGACCAGACAAATTGCCCGCCGGTCGTGCCGACGTGGTATAAATAATTATTCCCCGCGGCATAGCCCGATTGTCCGCGTGCCTCTGCCGCAGTATCCAGGCCGCCCGATATGAGCATCGTGTTGTAATAGGAAGAATGCAGCTGATAGCCTCGGGGCGCATCAACGGCCCAAGCACCATTCCTGTACAGCGCAAAGTTACCCGCTGCGCCGGTTTCATGATCTACCCCGGTTTTATTTTGAACATACGAACCGAAAAAACTGTCGTTATTGTTCCAGCCGGTATGGTGGTACGCGACACCCCGGCCATGTGCGTTGAGCGATGTCTGCCCCGATATTTTTGATCGCGGTTTGGATGGGTCTAAATAGGGCAAATAGTGTGGCCACAATGACGAAGACCCGGTGTAGCTATAGATCACATCATATAGATCGTAAGTATTTGGGTTACCGGTAATCGACGCGATGACCGATAGTAGCCCAGCACGATGAAAAATGCCTATGTTATGCGGGCCTTGTTCATCCCCCCATTCGTACGAATCCAAAAAATCCGGCGTCATCTCATTGATTAAAGCAGCCTCCGCTTGGGGTACCCATGCCGTAATTTCAGGGAATTTGTCCGATCCCCAAAATTCACTAATGATATGCGAATATTCAATCAAATAGCGGGCCGTTGTCAGATTATATTCGGAGCTTTCTAACCACTGACCTCCGGCGGCTCGATCAATTACATATTCCGATATTGTATTTCGCCAGGTCGATCGGTCCGTGGCGGTCGCGTCCAGTCCGCCAACCGGCGTCCATGACGCCGGCGTGGCATTCAAAAGCGCATTTGATGTGGCTAGATCCTCGTCGCGAATTGCCATCGCGTGCATGACTAGCCCAAAATAGTGGCCGACCATTTCATCGCTGTCGTTGGTTCGGGTACCGTGCGATGCAGAAAATACAAGGTCTGACCAATGGTCCAAAACATCGCGAAAGTTCGCCTTATTTGTCGGCGAAATGGCGTCGGCAATCCAACTATACATCAGCACATAAGTCCCATATTGATGTCGCGTGCTGTCTCGGTCGGGTGATATGCCGCCGGTATTATAGGTGCGGCCGCGGTAGTTCTTGATTAATGTAACATAGGCCGAATTTGCATAATTGACGTCGCCGGTAATCAAATAGACCAGGGCATCGTATAGACCCACGTCGCCATACGGCAGGCCATCGGCTTTTGATTTAAGCCGCACCCACATCGCATGGTTAGTTGAATTAAGATTAGCCCAAACGCTCGCCTGCGTGCTGTTCCAGCCGAGTTGGTTAGTGGCCAGAGTCGGCGCACTAAAAAGAACCAATAGGAAAATCCAAACAGCACACCAATATTTATTGAGCGATCTAATCATATCAACGGCGCGCTAGCCTTGGTCTTGCTGGGCTGCCTTTGCGTCAGCGATGGCCTGCACTAGTTCAGCTCGGGCGGCATCATCGATGCCGGCAGATAGATCGACGACGTTCACCTCAACCGAACCGGCGTTTTCGGCGCGAGAGATCGCACCATTCAAAGCAGTTGCAAAAAGTTTTGCGGCTTCAAGCTTCATCGTTTACCCCCGTTTCGCAGCTAATTTGAGACCCAATCAACCCGATGACGGCAACATTTTCAGTATTTACCGCATAATCCAGCTGCGTTCGCCAATTGTCCGTGCAGGCCAAGATAGATTCGGCGCGCTCAATGGAAATTTCCTTTTCGGTGAGCTGTTTTGCGGCATTGTGTCGAATCATCGCCAGCTTTGTATAAGACGCCGCGGCGGCCGCTTCGACCGGACCGATGGCAAGCGTACCGAATGCGGTTTGATTACTGGCCACGGCCGCAGCGTTTAAACTATTAGAGACTTGCGCCTGCGTGCACCCGAAAAGGAAGGCAATCAATGCCAATATAAGATAGTTGCGCATTAGTTATCCACCTGTATGGTAAGGGCGGCCGGCGCAAAACTTGGCGCGGCATCACCGTTGTTCACGGTTTTTGGCGTCGTTAAGTCTTCGCAAACATATTGCACGCCGCCGGTGAGTGCGCTATTGATTCCAAACGAAGAAATCAAGCCCCAATTGGCGGTGGGCGCTGCAAAATCGATGGCGCCGTTATTGCTGATTGTGCCATTGGTTCCCGAGCTAGCCCCGATGTTGGTGCCGTGCGTGCCATTCCAAGCCGCCTGGCTTCGAGCCACCGCAATCCGTGCATAACTTCCGCCACTAACCTCCGTACCGACGGCAGAATCAGTGCACGACGTGATATGTAACGAAACGTAGAAACTCGCCGGGGTCGATTCAGAAAATGACGTACCGCGAAATAAATGATCCGCGTTAACATTTTCGAATGCGTCGGTGAATGACGTCGCCGAAGCCGGCGGCGGGGTCAGGGTCAGCAATAAAACGCTGGCCAATATAAAGAAAAGCCAAAATGAAACTCTAAGCCGCTTTAGCATGATGTCAAAATCCTATCGGTCGGTGTGGTTGGGTAAACCCTAAAGCAAGGCCTTAATACCAACGATCAACGCCAAATCAACAACCGCCGCGCAGATCGTCAATGGTCGGATAATCAGGCACAAAACAGCGGTGATTGTGTCCACGTGTATTTCGTTAAGCCAAAAAAAACCCGGCATCGCTCACGCGAAACCGGGCTTTCTTGCGCCATCTCTAGGGTTTGGCGCAACACTAATCCGTTTTTATAAAAAAATCAACTGGTCGATAAGATCACCGGCACCGAAACCCAGGTTTTGCAGCGTTTGCACAGAGATTCAGAGACGGGAAAAAAGCGCGTGACGGGGGCTTTCAACACTTCGCCGTCGAAAATAACCTTTTTGCAGGTCGGACAACGCACAATATTTGCGCGACTATCTGAATTAAGCGGGAATGATGCAACCACCGAAACACAACCACTGGTAGCCAGGAAAAATTAATTGTACAGGATACAGTGAATTTCCGTAAATGTAGGGTGGAAATCGAATATATTGCGCGTATAGTAGTGTGTTGTGCATTAAAAAGCCCCGCCGGCAAAGCCAACGGGGCTGATACTTTAGAGCTTATGGCGGCGTGGCCGAATAGTCAGGCAGGACCCTAGAAAAGTTCCTCATGCCGGTGCAAATCCGGCCGCCGCCTTTTCTCCCTGCTTGCTTAAAAACAGTTTAGACTCGTCAAAATGTTAAAGCCTTTAACATTTACGCCAGTCATTAAGTATTTAATGCAAGCTTGGTAAGTATGATCCGGAAAAGCCAAGAGGTCAATAAGCACTCAATAAGAGCGCAATAAGCACTCAAAATGACGCCTAGGATTTCAGAGAATATCTATTTTACGCAAATCTTGAGCGCCCATTCACTATCAGCCTTGCCAAACAGAATCAGTTTGAAAACACCGTTCTATACTATTAGTCTTTGATTTTCCCTCTGGACTGCGCTGTAAATCGTTAGTGTTTAGCGCTGATAAATCACTATGGATTGACCGAAGAATCACACCCAACCCCATCGATGAATCAAAATCGGCTAATACTTCCGCGGTAGCTTCTGAGGGAATAACAGCGCACAAAAATGCAAGTTTGTAAATGCAAGCCTCCAAGCGGTCACTAGTCTTTGTGATATTTTGTTTTATCTCATGTCCCATACTCGTATACCTTATTTTTATTTTTTTTCGACACCGCGGAACTAGTTAACCATCTTTTTACTACAAAATCTGTAAGCAATGGATTACATCGAAATAAGCGAGTAATTACACATAAATTCGGAAACTTGAGATTATTCGTTGATTTGACTATTGTCGATGTAGCTAAACTTTCGGGCTTTGTGTAATGCTAATTATCGATAAAGTGCGTTGTGTAACGCATTTTCAATTTCACTTAACACAAAAAAGGGGCGAGTGATGCCTGAATATTATGGTGATAAGCACAATGACCCGTGGGTTTCTGGCAAGGGAACCAAAAACGGCCCGGAATTTGAGGCGGCCGCGGGAATTACAATGGTAGAAGAATCCAATCGAGCGCCGGCGGATAGCGAAAGCCCACCCATGAACGTTGTAATCACCGACATTCAAATTCCCTTTGGCCGGCTCATGGCGTTTACCGTCAAACTTGCCTTTGCGCTCACCCCGGCGTTTGTTCTGTTGGGGCTTTTTATCTTTTTATTTTCTCGCTAGGGCTTTCCTCCAAAACATCCCCAGACACCTCGCCCAATTCGATCGCGACCGCGAGCCGGGCCTCGTGTTCGGGCATGTTTGTCGCAGCCATGTGCGCCTTGATCCGTTGCTCGCGTTCGTCATCGCTAATTTCATTTTTCATTTGATCCACCCCAACCCCTTAAACAATTTGTCGATTTCCCGCGCGATCGGTTCAAAATCGTCGTCATCCCATTGCGAAGGCATGGAAACTTTGCTGGTCAGCTGGTTATCCTGCAATGCTTTGATTTGCGTTTTAAGCCCACCGTGATCGCCGCGCAGTGCAATATATTGCGCATAGGACCGCGCCCATATTTCGTGGGTCTTCAACAGATACCGAACATACGGTTTATTGACCAGCCATCGATTACCCTCGCCAACATCAGCAATACTAGGCCCCCGTTCAACCTTTTTTAAGGTGCGAATTGCATCGCTAGACAAAACAGCTTTTCGCCATCCCTCGAATATATCATCGTTTTTACTGGAAAATTGGTGTTTTTTTCCAATCCCCTGGTGGTCCAAAAAGTGTCCTATTTCATGCGCGGCCGTTAATTCTTTATGATCCCCGTATTGGCTGATCGTGATTTTGGTCGGGCCGCCACCCGTCAGATGATAATAGCTTCCATAAGTTTTCCTTGATGCGTTTCTCTTGATGGGTATTTTCGGCAGATTTCCATCATCATGGACTTTGTCAATGGTGTCCATTAATGGGTCCAATATCGATTTATATCCAACCAGTTCCAGCGCATTGGACACCGGCGCACGACTCGCCGCGGAATTACGCGGAACCGTGGGTGCCGAAACGATTCGATTTTGCAGCAATTCACCCCATCGATCGGGATCATGCCCAGCGCGAACAAAGCGCGGCTTTAGAACTTGCCACGGCGTGGCAATTTGCGGCTCTTTCAACAACCCCAGGCGCAACGCCTGAGACTTTTTCACGGAGTTTAATACCAAGGCCTGTGTTTCGGGTGATTGTCCTATTAACCAATCAATTCGATTTTGTTTGCCAGAGCGATCGGCCTCGCTAACCTCATCGTCAAAAACAACCTCGGTAAAACTCAACGTATTCGGGTGCGCCGGCCAGGGGTTTCGATTCTTTGGATACACCCCCGCCCCCAGGCCATATCGATTTACGCTGGCGTGCATATCGCAAATATCCCGTTCTGGATGATTCGGCGACAACAAAAATCGCGTGCCGATCACGTCCGGGTGTTCGAACGCCGCCGCGTGATAGGCTTCGCCGTGTGCCCGGTTTATCTCGGTGCGAAATAACCGTAACGCGTTTTTATAGGGGCTATTTAGCCCCGAAAACAAATCTGTGCCCACCTGGTTGCCGATCTTTCCAGCCGCCGCCTGGCCAATCTTGTTTTGCAGGTCTCGCGGTACCGGGCGGCCCGCGGCCAATAAATCCGCCGCAGCTTGCGAGGCAGAATGGCCTTGAATCACCGCTTGTTCGATAGCTTCCTGAACAACCCGTCGCGCGTGCCGGTTGTTGCGCCAAACCCGGTCGGACAGCTGCAACCCATCACCGGCAATAAAATTTGTTACAAATTGCACCGCATCATTGGCAACGCGGGGTAGCGGCGCCCCGATTGTAGCCACATCTACCGCTAACGGCTCAACGCCCAAATCCGCGCCGGCTTTCAGCGATCGACCCAACAAATCAGACTTGCTATTTTCCAAGGTTTCAAGCCGTGCCGTAACCTGGCCCAGCAAGTTTTGCAGCTGTTCCAACCGAACCGACTCGCCATTATCAGCGTGATTATCGATCGAACGGCCCAAATCCTCGACCGCCTGCCGGTAAATCCGCGTCAGTTCTTGGCGGCTTTCACGATCCAGCTTGCGAAGATCAACACGAGATTTTTTCGACGCCCGTTTGATCGCCGCTTTGGCGGCGGTTCTTGGATTTTCGGCGAGGGCGAGGGCAGGCACCGGCTATTATCGGGTTGCGAACCACAAATCCACATCCAGCCCAAAAGCGTTTAGCGCGTTAAAGACCCGCTCTACATAGCGTAGCTCGTTTTTTGGGCGCTCCATAATCAAAACAATTCCAGGTTTTCTGCCCGTTTGCGACGCATAATAAAGCGACTGGCCAATCGCCTCCGCCCATTTATCGGCAAAATCAAATTCGATGGCGTGCTCATCCGTTAAACAGTCAACGCGCGTTCTGTCCGGCAAAATATATTCGGTTTCACCGCCGACATTATCGCACCAGATGTCCTGGTAATACCGTTCGACGTGATCCCTGGCAGAGACCACCCCCGGCGCAGCCAGCAAAACGGAAAAAACCAAAATCCCAATTTTATTCATGACCCAACATCCTTCACAAATAGACCATCACCGCAGCGCAGTTCGGGCGGTAACCGATACTGGAAATTCCAGCCCGTAAAATGAACGGCGCATATATCTTGCCCAGGATTAACGCTAAATCTATTGGTCACAACAGGCAAGGGGGCAGTGCGTTTTAATTGACTTTCTGACCCCGTGCAATAATTTTCAAGCCGGCATTCCAGCCATGTATCCGCCGTGACATTCTGGCAATAAGCAGGTATCGCAACCATTAGCCCAAAGATTACAACACCGATTCCGCTTAACAATTTTTTCATTGCATGGACCTTCTTGTCGTTATACAAATCAACGTGAAAAGTAAATAATAAATTCGTTATTTCACTTTAGGGCCGCTTTTGCGTCCGAAATTTCATCCCCAAGAGAGCTGACAGCAGTCATAGCGAAACATAACAACTTGCTTGCCTTAGTATTCTGCTCATCCTTCATAATAATAATGTCACGTTGTTTTTCAATCAGCGCTCGTTTCCGTCGATTATCCTGGCCCAACAAGAACGTTAAAAAACAAAACCCGACGAATACGCCGACTATCCACACATCTAAACCGGTTATTTGTTCAAACATATTGACTCCGTAGAAATAAAGTTGCTTGATTAAAATGTTGAGCGAGACCTAGGGTTTAGCCTCGCGTCGAAATCGTTGTCGCGCTTTCGCCTTTAGGCGCGTTGCCGGGCGTCACCGCGACCCGTTGCGGCCGGCGGCCAAATGCGGCCGGATCATCGCCAGGGTAGGGGTCGTCGTCGTCCGCCTCGGCTTCACGTTGTGCCCTAACGGCGGCAGGATCCAGCCCGGCGGCAGTCCAAACCATTTCCTTCGGAACCCCCATTGCCTGGTGTTTTAACCCAAGATCGGCCCGCTGGTTCGGCGTATCGGTCCGGCGTTCTTTAAATACCAGCTCATAATCCGTCGAATCCGGGTTAATCCCCTTCAACAACAGATGCAACCGGAATACTTGTGCATAACCGTCGGCCAGCGTGTCTTGCAGCGAGTCAATCTCGTCAAAATAGTCGCGTTTGAGGTCTTCCAAAATATCCCGATTCATCCCCTCGGTGTACCCGAATAGCGCTTTAGGCGCCGGGCTGCCGGCAAAAAACGTATCGAGCAAATACACCACATCGGCAATCTGGTCCATATTGGCGTCGCCTTGTACTGCGCTAACGCCGCCTTTTCGGTTGGTATAAAAATCCGTGGTGATTTGGTTTTGATCCTGCTCGATTCTGTTCCGGTAATCGTCCAAATCGTCTTTGTCTGCGCCTTCCAATACGTGAGACATGCGCAGCGGCGCGCGGGTACGACGGCGGATCACCAGATCATCCTCGGACATCGTTAACTTTTTCCAAACGGGTCGGCCGGCATCCAAATAGGGCCGCCCCATAGAGCCGAAATCGTCGTAATTGTCTGGCAGCAACCGTACGACCTCCAATTGCCACAATGGGAACTGTGCAATCAGGGTGCCGGTGGTTAGGTCGTATTGTTCCCAAGCTTTTTTCGGGTCGATAAAAGTACCGTTGGCATGGACTCGCGGCAATAGAGTTTCCGAGGCCATACGCACGACGCGGCCGACCTGGCCCGATCCATCAAGCACGATTTGCAAGGCTAGGTTTCCCTCCATCATCAACCCGCGCGCATCCGATTGCAGCTTTTGCGCTTTAGATAGTCCGACCTTTTTTTCAAAATCTTTCCAGGCTTTGATAATTCGTTTGTTTTGGCTACTGGTTTTTAACAGCAACCCGCCTTTTACCACAGATTCGGCGGTCCGTTTATGGATTTTTTTAACCCGTCCGTCGCGCTTATCCATGTCGCGAATATCCAAAACGGCGGCGCGCAAATCGGGATCGACCCACATTAACCGGTATAAATACTTTGCGGCATTTTCCGGCGTGGACCGATAGCCTTTTTCGCTCCAATGTACCGGCGTTTCCATCGGATGCAGAACGGACGGGTTGATTGCCCGAATCCCTCGTGTTTGTGCGGCTAAATCTTGAATTACGCCCATTATGCGGCCCCTAATAATAGCTGTTCACGTGTCTTGCTTTCGGTCAAAATCACGCCCGGCGCACTGTAAGCGCCACGCGTGACCAAACCCCATACCGCGGCCATCGCCGCATCGAATAAGTCGTCGCCCAATTTGGCATTCGCCATCTTATAGCTGGCATAACTGGCGCGGGTTTCCTCCGGCACGATGTTGGGCAGCTGGCGAACAAACGAACACCAGTCGACGTTATCCACCGTGTCGTGCATGTCGTCAAAATACGGTATGGCGGCTTGTTTATTGTGGAAAATGGACCGCAACGCGGTGGCCATTTGATG